ATATTTTGCAGACAAATACGAAATGAGTTTAATTAACGAAGATGAAATTTTAATTGATAAAATAAAACAAATAATAACGGAAAATGAAAACAACTAAAGAATTAATTATTGCAGATATTACTGCAAAGGTAGAAGCAAAGTTAGCAAGTCAAAAAGTAGAATTGGCTTTAACTGATGATTTAACAAAATTAGTAGGTAGTAATAAAAATGCAGTAAGCGAAGCAAGTAGGTTTATTGATAATATTAAAGTTACTTGGAATAAACTTTATTCAGCTGTAGACGATATTGATAATATGCAATCTTATATTAAAAGTGTTCCCGGCGCTAAAAATCTTTTAGGTTTTCAAAATCAAGAATTTAATAAAATTTTAAGTCAAATTGATTCACAAGCAAAAAGTTTGGGATTAGATTCTAAAAGTGTAAAAGGTTATTCTGAAGCTAAAGATTTAATTAAATTAAATGAAAAGTATATGAAAGAATTAGAGCAATCTAAACTTGCAGGAGAAAAGATTTTATCGCAATTAAAATAATTTAGCAAGTGGCGAAGCAAATTAACACTAAAATACATCTTAAAAAACCGAAAGTTAAACGTGCAGGAGTACACGCAAAAACACGAAATAGTAAACTAAAGTCAAGTAAAAATTATACTAAAACTTATACAAGACAAGGACGATGAGTAAGAAAATAACAAAACAAGTAGCACAAGCGAAAACAAGTCCAAAAGGCGGTCAACGTGGTTGCCTATGTAAAGACGGAAAAACGTACTCTGCAAAGTGTTGTGACGGTAGTTTACAAGCACAAGGAATAGGCGCAATCTAATTTGAAAATACAACAAATAATAAACAATTAAATTATACATATATGAACACACTACAAAACGTTTACGATAGGTTATCCGACAAAACGGAGTTAGCAAAGCACGAAGTTGAGTTAAGAACTATTAATGATTTAAAAAGATTAATTGATACAGGCAAAAAAGTTATTGAAATTGACAAAAATTCATTTGTTGAATTAACTAAACAATTAGATAAAATTGAAATGGTAAAAAGTGGTTTAAGAAGTAGGTTAGACGCAACTAAAAGTTTATTAATAAGTAACGCAAACGAAGAAATTAAAATTTTTACAACAAAAGCAAAAGAATTAGGTATTGACGTTTCAAATTCACCTGAAATAAAAGAAATAATTAAACTACAACAACAATTTATAGGTTACGAAAAAACCTTTAGAAAAATTCTTTAAAAATAAACGGTAACAACAATAATTAAAACAAAACACGAAATATGAAAACAAGCGTAATTAATCAAATCAAAACACTTTTAGGAATGGAAGTAAAATTGGAAACAATGAAGTTAATGGACGGAATAACAATTTTTGAAGCCGATACATTTGAAACTGACAAAGAAGTTTTTATTGTAACTGAAGACGAGCAAAAAATACCAGTTCCAATCGGAGAATATGAGTTAGAAGACGGACGTATTTTAGTAGTAGAAGTTGAAGGAATTATTTTAGAAATAAAAGAAGTTGCAACTGAAGAAGAAGTTGTTGAAGAAGAAGCTCCAGAAGTAGAAGAAGAAGTTGAAGCACAAGCAACACCAACAGCAAAGAAGACAATTGAAAGCGTAGTTAAAGAAACGTTCTTTGCAGAAATAGAAAAATTAACAAACGAAAATATAGAGTTAAAAGCACAATTAGAAAAGTTGTCTAAAGTTGACGAAGTTACAAACGAAGTAACCGAACTTTCAGACATCACGCCAATTTCATTTAACCCTGAAAACACGAATGAAGTTGAACACTTCCAATACGCAAGTAAAAGACCACGTTCAATAATGGATTCAATATTAGAAAAAATAAGTAAATAATAATTTAAAATAAAAAAAAATGAGTGGAACTTTAATATCAATATCAAACGACGATTTACGTCAAGTATTAGAAACACAAGTAATTAGTTCAGCAATTACTTTGAGCGCAGCGGATTCAGGAAAACTTTTTTCTTTGAATGCAGCAGCAGGAGCGCAAATTACACTACCAGCAGTAGCAACTTCAGCGGGTTTAAATTTCCGTTTTACAGTACAAGCGTTATTTGCAACTACAGCTTGGACAATTAAAGCGGCTTCAAATGTTATTCAAGGTGGCGTAATTGTTAATTCAGTTAACGTTTTGGGTGCAGATGAAAACACAATTACTTTTTCAGCAAGTGCCGATACAATTGGCGATTTTGTTCAATTAAATAGTGATGGCGTTAATTGGTATGTTTCTGGAGTAGGAGCAACAGCAGGTGCAATTACATTAACAGCAGTTTAATTTTTAAAAATTTATACAATGAAAAACATTAATTTAAGTACAACAACATCAATTACCACAACTTACGAAGGTCAGTTTGCAGGTAAATATTTAGCAGCAGCTTTATTAAGCGCACCAACACTTGAGCAAGGCGGAGTAACTATACTTCCAAACGTTGCTTACAAACAAGTTATGCAAAAAGTTGCAACAGGTGACATCGTTGCAAACGCAACTTGTGACTTTACACCAACATCAACTATTACACTTACCGAAAGAGTATTAACAACAGAAGAGTTTCAAGTAAATTTACAAATTTGCAAGTCAGACTTGGCACAATCTTGGCAGTCAGCTGAAATGGGTTATTCATCGTTTAAAACGTTGCCAAAATCTTTTTCAGACTTTTTAATTGCACACGTAGCAGCTAAAGTTGCAGCTAAAATTGAAACTACAATTTGGAACGGAACAAACGCAACAGCAGGAGAGTTTGCAGGTTTTAAAACTTTGTTTTTAGCAGACTCAGACGTTATCGACGTTGCAGGTTTAACAACAACTTTAGATGCAACAACTGTTATAGCTGAAATAGGAAAAGTAGTAGACGCTATTCCAGCAGCACTTTACGGAAACGAAAATTTAAGAATTTATGTATCTCAAAAAATTGCTAAATTGTACGTTCGTGCTTTGGGTGGTTTTGGTGCTTCAGGTTTAGGAGCAAACGGAACAAACACACAAGGAACACAATGGTACACAAACGGAAGTTTATCTTACGACGGTATTCCAATTTTTATGGCTAACGGACTTGGTGCAAACAATATGGTTGCAACAACAGTTGACAACCTTTATTTTGGTTGCGGACTTTTAAATGACAATTCACTTGTTAAAGTAATTGATATGGCTGATATAGACGGTTCACAAAATGTTCGTGTAATTATGCGTTACAATGGAGCGGTTCAATATGGTATCGGTTCAGACGTAGTTCTTTACGGAGTATAACATTAAATAAAAAGCGTAGGCAACTGCGCTTTATTTTATTCACAATTAAAAACAAAACAAAATGGCTTGTTTATTAACACACGGTAGAGCTGAAGTTTGCAAAGAGTTTGTAGGCGGTATTAAGTCTATTTACTTTATTAAATACGGAGATTTAGGTGCAATTACTTACGGAACTGTTGATACTGATAATTCAGATAGAATAACGACTATTGCCGGAACTATGAGTTTGTATAAGTACGACTTAAAAGGCACAAATTCTTTTGAGCAAACAATTACAAGTTCAAGAGAAAACGGAACAACTTTTGCAGAACAAACTTTAACTTTTACAATAAAAGGTTTAGATGCACAAACTACAAAACAAATGAAATTACTTGCTTGGGGTCGTCCACACGTAGTAATTAAGACTAACGCTAACAATTTCTTTATTGCAGGTTTAGAACACGGAATGGATGTAACTACAGGTTTAATTTCAAACGGTACTGCAATGGGTGATTTAAACGGTTATACTTTGACACTTGTAGGACAAGAAGCAATTCCTGCAAATCATTTAAACGTTTCAGGTAGTTATTCTGATACTGATTTAATAGGTGCAGCAAAAGTATTTACAGGCGGAACATTAGTTGCTTCTTAATACTTAAAAAAATTATTTTTAAAGCCGTTCGTAAGTTCGGCTTTTTTTTTGTCTTAAAAAAAGAACAAAAACACGAATATTTAATTATACTAATATGATAGTATTAACACCTTCAGGAAGTCCACAATTATTTAGTTACGTTCCGCGAGTTATAGGGGGCGCAGTTAACCAACAACCTGCAACAATGATTATAACAGACGAACAAACAAACACTTCTGTTTCAACAAACGCACACGGAGTTGGGTACGATGACTATACAAATTCAATACAACATACTTTTAGTTTAATAGAAGGACATTTTTATACTTTAGAATTGAAAAATTCAAGTAACGAAATAATTTACAAGGATAGAATATTTTGCACCGCACAACCTTTAGTTACATTTTCGGTTAACAATAACCAATACGTTTCTAATTCAACAACAAATGATTTTATAGTTTATGAATAACTTACACGTACTTAATTTGTCGGCTTATACGTCACCTGTAGTTTTGGAAACAAACCGAGAAAATTGGGTAGACTTTTTAACTGAAGACGGCGACCAATATTTTCAATTCTTAATTGAACGTTATAGCAATTCAACAACGAATAACGCTATTATAAACAACGTAGCGCGATTAATTTACGGAAAAGGACTTTCAGCACTTGACGCTAATAAAAAGCCAAACGAGTACGCACAAATGATGTCTTTATTTCACAAAGAAGACGTACGTAAAATGGTTCTTGATAGAAAAATGTTTGGACAATTTGCTATACAAGTACACTACAACGACAAGCACGACAAAATATTAAAAGCTTATCATATTCCTGTTAATCTTTTACGAGCTGAAAAATGCGACAAAGACGGACAAATAACAGGTTACTACTATTCAGACAATTGGAACGATACTAAAAAATTCGCGCCAATTAGATTTAACGCTTTTGGGTATAGCAAAGAAAAAATAGAAATATTATTTTCTAAACCTTATTCGGTTGGAATGAAATATTACGCATATCCTGACTATCAAGGCGCAGTTCCTTATACACTTTTAGAAGAAGAAATTGCAGACTATTTAATTAATGAAGTTCAAAACGGATTTAGCGGTACAAAAGTTGTAAATTTTAACAACGGTGTTCCAACAGACGAACAACAACAAATCATATCTAATAAAGTACTTGACAAGTTAACAGGAAGCAGGGGACAAAAAGTTATTGTAGCGTTTAACAACAACGCTGAAAGCAAAACAACAGTTGAAGACATACCGTTAAACGATGCTCCAGAACACTACACGTATTTAAGCGAAGAATGTTTACGCAAAATAATGTTAGGACACAACATAACAAGTCCGTTATTATTTGGAGTTGCTTCAACAAATGGTTTTTCAAGTAACGCTGAAGAACTTAAAAATTCAAGTATACTTTTTGATAATATGGTTATACGACCATTCCAAGAAGAAATATTAGATGCTTTTGATAGCATTTTAGCGTTTAACGGGGTTGCTTTAAAGTTATTTTTTAAGACTTTACAACCATTAGAATTTACGGACTTGGAAAACACGCAAAACGCAGAACAAGTTGCAGAAGAAACAGGAACGGAATTAAGCGCACATACAAACCCGTTAATTGATTTAGGCGAAGAACCACAAGACAATTGGTTGCTTATAGATGAAAAAGAAGTTGACTACGACACAGACGACGAAGAAAACGAGTTGTTAAGTAAAGAGCCAAAACAAAGTTTATTAAGTAAGGTTGTTAACTTGGTTTCTACAGGTGACGCAAGACCAAACATAACAAGTAGACAAGACAAAGTAATTGACGGAGTAAAGTTTGTTGTTCGTTATAAATACGAAGGCGAAGTAACGGACAATCCACGTGAATTTTGTACACAAATGGTTTCAGCAAACAAGATTTACCGTAAAGAAGACATTTTAAATATGAGTACACAAATTGTTAACGCAGGTTGGGGTCCTAAAGGAACAGACTACTATTCTATTTGGTTGTATAAAGGCGGTGGAAATTGTCACCATCGTTGGAATAAACAAGTTTATGCAGTATTTGAAGGAACAGGATTAAACATAACCGCAAACACTAAAAAATTAGCACAAGCAAAAGCTGCTAAATTTGGTTATGTAATTACTAATCCAAGTTTAGTTGCACAACGTCCAATTGATATGCCTAACAAAGGGTTTTTACCTAAAAATAAAAAAGAGAATTAATGGCAGAAGCACTTTTAATAACAAGACAAGACATAGTTAAATTCACTTCGTTAAACGGAAACGTAGACACGGACAATTTTATACAATATATTAAAATCGCACAAGATACAGACTTGCAAAATTACACGGGTACGAAGCTTCTAAACAAGATAAAAGCGGACATAATAGCAAATACATTAAGTGGAAATTATTTAACGCTTACAACGACTTATTTAAAACCAATGTTAATTCATTTGGCAATGAAATATTATTTACCGTTCGCAGCTTACACGATTTCAAACAAAGGAGTTTACAAACACAATTCCGAAAATAGTACAAGCGTAGAAAAAAGCGAAATAGATTTCTTAATTGAAAAGGAAACACAAATAGCACAACACTACACACAACGTTTTATTGACTACATAAGTAATAATAATAATTTGTTTCCAGAATACAACACGAATTCAAATAGTGATATGTTTCCTGACACAAACAATAATTACACAGGATGGTACATTTAAAAACATACAAACCAAAAGAAGTCAACATTGTAAAATTAAAGACTTATTTAAAAAAAATAGAAAATGGCAAATAGTAACGGTTGGGGTGACGGAGCAGCAAACAACACAATTGGTTGGGGAAAAGGAGCAACTAACGCTATTGGTTGGGGTTCTGTTTACGCAGTAAGTTCAGCAGGACGTACAGATATTATTGGAGCTTCAGCCACCGCGCCTGTTAATACGGTTGCACCTAATGTAACAGGAAACTATTATGTTGGTGATGTACTTACTACTACGGACGGAACTTGGACAGGTACACCAACAAGCTATTCTTACCAATGGAAACGTGGAGCAACTAACATAGGAACAAACGCAAACACTTATACTTTAGTAAACGCAGACGCAGGAACAAATATAACTTGTGTAGTAACAGCAACAAATGCAACAGGTTCAACACCTGCAACATCAAATGTTTTTGTGCCTTCAGCTTTATCTGCACCTGAAAATCTATCACTACCTGCAATAGATGCTTTAACCACTTGGATGGTAGGAATGACAATTGGATTTACAGGTAATGAGTGGAGTGGTAATCCTGTTCCTACTTTAACTTACCAATGGCAAAGAACAGGTGGCAATATATCAGGCGCAACTGATGACACTTACGACCTTACAGGTGACGATGAAGGTTATTTGGTAGGCGTAAAATGTACAGCAACTAATACACAAGGAACTGCATTTGAATTAAGTAACACAGTATTAATAGAACCATAATGAAAAGTAACTATTTAGCAAGTCTTTATTTTATAGCAGGTTTTTTAACTTCGTTTTCTTTAATTTGTCAAGGCACAGAACCTTACATTAATTTGGCAGGGGTTACTTTGTTTTTATATTTAACTTTCAGTTTAACTGAAGCATTAGAAGACTTATGAAATTACAACTTTATTTATTACTTTACACAATTAAAAATTCAGCATTGAAACTTTTAACTATTATTTTTTCGTTTTTTTTACCAATAGCTGGAATACTTGGGCTTTTATTTACTTTGATTTTAGCAGACACAGCTACAGGAATATGGAAAGCTAAACACCTAAAGCAACAAATAACATCACGTAAACTTTCGGCAATAATTTCTAAAATTTTACTTTACGAGTTGTGTGTTATTCTATTTTTTTTAATAGATTATTTTATATTAAACGACATAGTTTTAACCGTGTTTTCCGTGCCTTTAATGTTAACTAAAGTTTTAGCGTTAATTTTAGCAAGTATCGAAATACAGTCCATTTCAGAAAATTGGCGCATAGTAAAAGGAGTAAATTTATGGCAGTCTGCTAAACTTCTTTTTACACGCGCTATTGATATTAAAAACGACATAAATAAACTAAAATGAATTTAAGCGCACACGTTACACTTGCAGAGTTTGAAAATTCACCTACTGCAACAACACACGGAATAAATAATAAAATGAACGAGTCGCAAATTGCGTCCGCAAAGCTTTTGTGTGAAAATGTTTTTGAACCGTTAAGAATTCACCTAAACATACCGATTAAAATTAGTTCTGGCTACCGTTCACCACAATTGAATAAAATGATAAAAGGGAGTTTATCAAGCCAACATTGTAAAGCTGAAGCAATGGACATAAAAATAGACGCAAAAGGTTTTCATTTTATAAAAGATAAATTAGAGTTTGACCAATTAATTTGGGAGTTTGGCAACGATGAAAATCCGCAATGGGTTCACGTTAGTTATAAAAAAGGTAGAAACAGAAAACAAGTTTTAAAAGCATACAAGCAAAATGGCAAAACTAAATATTCTTCTTATTAGTCTTTTTCTTTATTCGTGTTCGGCACAATTTCACCTGAACAAAGCAATAAAAAAAGGTTACGTTTGTAAAGATGTTGCAGACACTTTGACAATAACAAAACTTGATAGCGTTTTAATCACGAAGTTTGACACAACTTATTACGAAACTTTTTTAAGAACATTTGACACTATTATACAATGGCGAACAGAGTACGTTCCAAAAACACGATTAGACAAAAGAATAGAATATAAAATTAAAGTTAAGACAATCTATAAAGATAGGATTGTCGAAAAAGCAAAGGCAAAATCTGAAGGACAAAAAGCAAAGTCTGAAGCAAATAGCAACCGTCCAAAAGGCAATTTAAATTTATTATTTGTTGGAGTTGGAATAGGTTTACTACTTTCGTACTTATGGAAGTACGCAAAAAAATCATTAATCTAAATTTTTTATGAAAAATAACAGCGCAAGGTTTCGACTTAAACAGGACGAAAT